CCTGCAAAAGATTTTAAGAAGGCGACAGGCATGTCGCTGGAACAAGAGATTCGGATAGCACCGGATATGGAGTCGCTGAAGGCTCTTTATAACCGCGTATCGTTGTCGCTGACCCCAGAGCAACGTGCGCTATTTAGCCAACGTAAACAGGAGATTTCTTAATGGCTCAATATGATAACAATCTGCGTGGGGTTCTATTCCACAATGACAAAGGGGATAACCCTAATCGCCCTGACATGACAGGTAACTGTGAGATTGATGGCGTGGAGTATAAAATCTCTGCGTGGAATAAAACATCTGCTAAAGGCTCACAGTTCATGAGCCTGTCCTTGCAGTTAAAGGATGCCCAGCCGAACGGTGCGGCAAAACCAGCACCACAACAGCAGGTAACGCTTGATGATGACGTTCCTTTCTAGGCTGTTTAAATCACCGGACACATCCAGCAAAAGCCGTAAGGTGAAGCTGGTTGTGCCTCGTGAGTTTGGTCTGCTGATAGTCACAGATGAGGACGAGCCAGAACAGCTGATGTTTTGGCAGGATGCGGATGAGCAAATCATTTTAGCATCACGTCTTCTGTCTGTGGCAACAGAGCGCAAAAGGGCTGAACGTGGCGAGTAAGCCCAGCATGAAGCCTTGGGGTGGTGAGGATACTTGCCACTATTGTAATAGAAAATTTAGTTGGAAGACATCAGGTCTAGCCACCGCAAACAAAGAGGTATTTTGTAACCATGACTGTTTTAACAAGAATATCAAACGCACTAAAAGTGCTATTCGGCAAGCCGATGACTTTGACAGCCTATGAGCGCAGAGATGCTCATTATGTGCGTGTTAAGGACATCATCAACATTGTGAGCGACATCAAAGGCGTTCCGGTCATTGACATCATGAGCAATCGCCGCAAGCACAAAATCACTGGTGCTAGGCATCTAGCAATGGTGGCATCCCTAAGATACACCAGAGCGAATTACTCTGACATTGGTAGAGTGTTTGGCAAAGATCACTCAACTGTGTACAATGCGGAATCTAAGTATAAACGCGCTGACATGTATATGTTGTCAGACCTAAACACGGTGAAAAAACGTCTTGACGAGTTGGCCGCATGAATTATTTATAGCCGTTCCAGACCTGACCAATACTATGTCAGGACTGGTTGGCGAACACATTGCCAGTGCCGCAATCGTACAGCGTGGCTGGGGTTGCGGTATGGTCATGCAGGATGACTATGATCTGATTGCAACGAAAGGCAGGGAAAGCTACCGAATTCAAGTCAGATCATGCCAGTTAAGCAAGCGCATAAAATATAGCAAGCGCACAATGCAGTTCCCTGTCGGTAAGGGAAAGGATAAGCGGTTTCCCAGTGTAGATGATTATGATATCCTAGCCCTCGTCAGTTCTGAACAGCGAGGGTGTTTTTTTATGCCTATCTCTGCTATTGACCGGATAAAATTTACGAAACCAACCAGCCTGTTCACGCCAGAGCGCGAGATCGATAGCTGGGATCAAACAATAAGGATTTTGCGAGATGAATGTACCAAACAGACGCCCCTGCGTAACAACCGAACTAGGCATGGGTCTAGCCGTGACCGTTAGCTTTCACCCAGAAACAGGTGAGGCTGTTGAAATGTTTATGTCCGGCCGTGGCAAGGCCAGTGACAATGATATGCAGAACATCCTGTATGAGATGGGTGTCACTGTCAGTAAGATGATACAAGGAGGCATGGAAAATGGATTCAGCACAACAACTGATAAACTTGATCAAACAGCATGAAGGCTTTGTAGAACACGCCTATAAGGACAGTGAAGGCTATCTAACCATTGGCTATGGCAGACTGATAGACGAACGACTAGGCGGCGGTATATCTGCACAGGAAGCCGAATTTCTGCTGATGAATGACCTTGATCAAGTGATCGAAACTGCTAAGAAATACACGTTCTGGCCGAATCTAAATGAGCCACGCAAGGCTGTGATTGTCAGTATGCTGTTCAACTTGGGTCAGCCACGCTTCGACAAGTTCCGTAAAACCAAGGACGCTATCCACGCAGAAGACTACGACACTGCGGCATCTGAGATGCTGGACAGTATGTGGCGAAAGCAGGTAGGCCACAGGGCTGTACACTTAGCGGAAATGATGCGTACAGGGGAATGGAACGATGTCAGCTAAAGATATTACAGAATGGAAAATACTCCCACGACTGATGATGGTGATAATGACGCTGATGAGTTGGCGTTGTGCAGAGTGGTTTATGAAACTGGAAGACCCGACAGCCGCACAGTCAGCCTTTGTAAGCGTTGTGATGGGTGCTATGACAGGTGCGTTTGGGATATGGATGGGCAATGAGGTGAAGAAATGATTGAATCGCTTATAGCACCGATTACAGGGCTACTAGACAAGTTTATTGAGGACAAAGACCAAAAAGCTAGGCTGGCACATGAGCTTGCCACGATGTCGCAAAAACATATTCAAGATCAGGTTATGGGTCAGCTAGACATTAATAAGGCAGAAGCCCAGTCACGCAATCTGTTTATAGCTGGGTGGCGGCCTTTTATCGGCTGGACATGCGGCATAGCTATGGCATGGCATTTTGTTGGCGTTCCTGTCACGCTGTTCTTTACCGGATGGTTTGGCATAGATATACCTGAGTTGCCGCAGTTCGACATGGAAAGCCTGATGACTGTGTTGTTAGGCATGTTAGGGTTGGGCGGCCTTAGAACCTTTGAAAAGGTTAAGGGCTTAACAAAGTAGGCAAAAAAGAACCCAGTGACCGAAAGGTAAGTCACTGGGCTTAGTAGCCCCTCTAAAGAGGCTGGGGAGAAACCATAACGAATAAGATGATATTACTATACACCGCCAAAGTATGCAATTGCACCCCAAAAGTTATACTGCGGATGAAGAATATTTGTCCACGACAGGCAGTACAATACTGCAAAGCCACCTAAAATGATGTTCATAATCCACTGAGCCATTACTTTATCCCCTTATCAATTGTGTTTTGCGCCAAGTCCATCATGCTCTCAGCATAGTGAATAAGTGCCATATCCTTCTCAGCCAATGGGCTGATCTCAATAAACTTCTTGAGCGCGTTTTTTACTGATGAATAAAAACCTACGTTTTTCCATCCGGTCTTGCCGCCGATAAATGTTTGCAGGGTGTAATTTGGATGGTCAGCCTCGATCTGGTAATCCTTGCTGATAGTAATAATTTGCTTACTCATAATTTGCTCCTGTTATTGGTTCTGCACCGCTATCAATCGCGGCCATGTTTTCATTCATTAGCTCAACCCACGCCTCTTTGAACTGACTAAAATCACCAGCGGATATCGTGCCACGCACATAGTGTGTGTTCCACTGGATGAACTTATAGTCGAGATCGTCAATGTCGAGCCAGCGATACTTAGATTTGATCTTGTCTTTTGTAATCATGATAATCTCCCTTGCAGGGTGGCACTAGGCCACCCATTTATCAGCGTGCGTATTAGCGATTGGTGTTGAAACGACAGCATAAACAAATGCGTGATACCGCGTTTCCTCATAGCGATAGCTTCTAGAAAACCGAAATCCGGTCAAAGCCATAATCGGTGCGATGATTTTTGCAGTTAATATTCTCATCAGATAATCTCCCTTTGTTTTCTCTCTGATAAGTTAAACCTAGTTTAACTACACACACACGTCAAGCACAAAAGTAAATTAATTTTAAGTTTTTTACAGGGAGTTGCCTAGATCAATTGTTTTGCAGGCTGGCTGGAAGGCAATAATCTCATCACGATATGGATGTCGTGACAGGTATTCCTGCACTTTCGCCATACTGGGACATTCCTCAACAAACGCATATTCCATATCTAATGGGCGGTCTTGGAATACAAACACCATAATGAATACTATGACTTTCATCGCATCGTGCCTCTCAGAGCGATCAGGACAGCCAGCATGATGCTTCCGGTCACAATTATGGCTATTGTGGCTAAAACGCCGTGTACGAGCCTCTGACGGCGTTTGCGCTGGTCTTCTATGGCTTCCTGTCTTTTCTTGCGCTGTTCGGCTTGGAATCGCACAAAATCGTTGTACATACCGCCACGACCATATAACTGCATCATAGACCGGAGTTCTGCCTTCTTCGCGGCAATCTGCTCTAAGGCCATAAATTCTTCTAGGTCAGAGCCGTCACTCCCACCTATTCTGCGCCATATGCTGTTCTTCTTAGCATTGCCACGAGCTTGCAGTTCTTCTTCTGCCTGTACAAACTTGCTGATAGCCTTCCCAGCCGTCATAATATCACGGCCGTTCATGACGGTTTTTTTCAACACGTCAAAGCATTGATTGGCTACCATAAGCTCCGCAATCACTAATAAATCTCCAACAACAAGTCAGCATTAACATATTTAGGAACGCAGTAAGCAATTACTGCATCCTTTGAGCTATTATACTGTAAATCGTTGGGAGTTCCAAACCTCCGAGAAACTTGGCTGGCGTACCAGTTGCAACGCTCGATGCTCGCAAAGAACATGTCGCCTGATGCTAGGTAGCGGTCATCACCTGCACCAATATAGACCAGCAATAGGAAGACATGTTTCATTCTGATGGGTCAGTTAAACGCTTAAGCCACTGTCGCTCTGCTCTGTTATAGCGTTGTTTAATCCGCTTACGCTGTCCACACCGCCACTTTAAGAAGCGTTTGGTCTTAGTAAGGGCATCATATTCTTCTGCCGTTTTCATCGGCATCCGTTTCATTAAACGAAAGCCGCCCTAAGGCGGCCTCGCAACCCAATGACGAAACAAAGGGCGTGGTAAATCATCAGACTAGCCTAGCCACGACAGCCGTTGCCATAACAACCATAGCCAAAGTAGACCCCATAATCAAAGCCTCAAGCCGCCACATACGCTTGTCTAGTGCTTTAATCCAGCCCTGTAACTGCTCATAACGAACAGCACATTCTGCTTCGTGACGCTCTAAGTGTGCTTTAGTTTCGTCCATAACCCACTCCTATTAGTAAGGGCTATCACCTAGTACAGCTACATCCCAAGCGGCCTTTAAGCCAGCAATGTCAGTAGCATTGTCAATGGCAGACGCGGCAGGCGCATCACGCAACGCATCCTTTGCAGTAGCAATCGCAGATGTGTCAGCACTTGTTTCCAATGCCTTCATCAGTTCTACGTCCTTTGCTTCAAGCAATGGCTTACGCGCTTCACGAATCTTGTCGCGGAAGATTTCCTTTGCCTTAGTCATGTCTTCGCTAATTACGTTGCCGGACAGTGTCCACGCTCCGCGAAAATCTCTGTTTGCTGGAACGGTTGCAGTTGAAGCGTCAATCTGATTACCGTCCTTGTCTACGATGTAAGTTGTTACAGCCATTAGTATCTCCTATGCGGCTAGTTCATCAGAAATACGCCACGCATTGCGCCACGTTCGTTGTTGCGGTAACTGCTCTTTCTTGCAGATGACCATCTTCGGGCGGTTGCCCTCATCCCAAGTCTGCCATACAGACTGTGGTACGTCCTTCATAATCAAATACTCAATAGCTTCTTCTTCTGTCATAGCTGGCATTGGCTCAGTCGTATGCAACAGGTAGCCGCGAGTATGCTTCTTGAAATCCGGTTGTGCTTCATCTTTTGCTAGTT